TACCGTGACATTGTCGCGGACACGCAGCGCTGACGCGACGGTCAACGCTACCTGCCACGGCCTACCTTGGTCATCCCTAAACTCACGCATGCTATCCCCTCGTCAGGCTCGGGTCTGTCATCTTTGCCTCAAGCGTGCACGTCACCACGCCGTCAATCGGGTCGGTCTCGCTGATGCCGGTCAAAACAGCAAGAAATGAAAAACCTCCGGCCCCACCGTAGACAGTGAACGGCGTGCCAGTGTGCATGCGAGAGAAAGCGGACCCAAGCTCCGCCGGATCGTTGAGCTCAACAGACACAGAGCAGTCATAGCCAGTGTGATAGACGCTGACGTATCGACTTCCGTAGGCATTCACGTCAATCGTCCGAGCCGACTCGGTCAACGTGACGTTGCGAGCGCTGGCGATGTAACCGCCATCAAGAGCGATGGAACAGTCTTTTCCCAGCGTGATTGACATCAGGTGAATTCCTTGGCTGTCACGTTAAACGTCACGGCACCGTCAACGCTAATGTTTTCCGTGACGCTCATCACGGAAAAGCCGCTTCCTGCTGTTTCAAGAGACGTGACGAGCGACGTTGCGTCGTGGCATTCAATCTCCCACGTCTTTACAGTGAAACCAGCCCTAAAGACCTTTCGGCCAGGTGCACCGGCAGACCCGCCAATGTTTGACCTGTTTGACACATCAATTGTCTCGCACTCCTCGGTGTAGCTTGCCGAGATAATTCCTGTGCCAAACGGAGGCGCTGTCGATGCGTCTTTTCCAAGAGTGATTGCCATGCGTAAATTTCCTTGCGTCAGGAGGTTGTGCGGCTACCGGAAACGGTGTAGGTGATAATCCCGTCAAGCGGCTCAGATCGCCCAATGCTTGTGACGACGTAGCTTGCATTTCCAGTCTGCGTACCAGTGATCGTAAAGCTGCCGCCGATGGTCACGCCTGGAGCGTCAACGCACTCAAGCTCAATAGTCTGCTCAATAAGAGCCTTGCGGAACTTGCGCGAGGTGTCGCCGAACTTGGTCACGTCAACGTCCGACGCAGAGTTCGTAACTGTGGCGCTGCGAGCGTTTGACACGCCCGTGACGGTCACGTCTTTGCCAAGCGTGATCGTGTTGGATGGGGTTGGCATGCATTGCCCTTGTGTGCGAGTGCCAGCGGTGCGGCTGGTTCGCTCACGGTATGGGCAGAGATGCCGAAATTAGACCGGGTATGCCGTAGCTAGTTTCTAGCCAGTATGTTCTTCCATTTCTCGTTTGCCTTGCGCACAGCGGCATCAACCTTAGCCGAGCCTTGCATGTATGGGCGGGCTGGATAGTTGGCCATGCGGGTCATCGTGGTTCGCTCCCAGTTGCGAGACCCACGGAAACCTGCCTTGTTTACCTGCCACCGGAGCGCGCCGTATTTGTACTGATTCGCCTGCGGCAGTGCGTTGGTGAATCGTCCTTTTTCATCGCGGCCCTGCCTGCCATTTCCACGGCTTCGCAGGTAGGCTGTTCGTGCCGCCCCGACACCAATACGCCAGGCTGTCTCTTTGACAACTCCTCCGAACTGGTGCAGCTGGGCCATCCACGGCGCTGTCTTGTGGGTGCCAATAACAGCAGTGCCACGGCCAGGATCATAGAAGTTTGCAATGTCGTTGTAGAACCATTTGCGCGGAGCCCACGAGCGAATCGGCTGACCTGCCGGTCGAGGCGTTCTAGAGCCATAGGCTGTGATGTCTAAGTAGAGGCCGCCAACGAACTCCACCGGCTTTCCACGTCCCGCCCGGCGTCTTGCCGCTTGCGTCACTTTTCCTTTTCCGCGACCGATCCCAGCTTTTGCAGCCTGCTTGATGTCTTTTCCGAGCATGGAAAGGGCGTTGACGTTCATGCGCCCAATCATTCGCGCAACCTTCTTTCGGTCAAAGAAGTTTCCGTGAATGCTGGCACGCAATTTGAGCCTGCCGAGCGTGTCCGCAGACATTGCACGACGATTGCCGCCGACCATGCCAGGCCGGATGAACGCACGGCTCATGCCAGAGAGCATTGACGGCATTTCTTACCTCAGAGGTAGTTGTTCTCAAACACCCGATAGGTAGCCGTGATGACAGCACGCCATATATTCCTCTCGGTCAGCGCGTCGTCTGGGTTTATGTCTACCGTGACAGTCTGCGGACTCGTAACGCCTGTCGGCCACGTAACGCCAGCGAAGGCGTGTGCACGCACTTGCAGCATTACAGCATCAGTAAGATCAAGCATGGCGTCAACGTCGCCGTCAGTCTGTACCTGACGGCCCACAAAAACCGTGACCGTGTAGTCCGCCTGCATATTCATGCGGCTAGCTCGAGTAATGTCCGCACCGGAAGGCACGACGATGACATACGGCACCGACATGTCCTCGGCGTCTATGTTTGCCCAATTTTTCCGCTGGACGACAGTAGAGGAAATCGCCCACGACACGGATTGAAGGCCGGTGGCCAGACTGTCGGCGATAGTGCGGAGACGGTTGCTCATTGTTCTTTCTCAGGTTGCGTAAACGCTAACCGCGCCGATGAGTTGCACGCCCCAATTGCTACTGCCAGCGTTTGCGACGATTGTAAAGACGTCGCCACTCTGACCAGAGGCACTAGAAGCAAAACCGTTTTGACCGCCGTTGGAGCTTGTGGCGAATGCGCTGCCGTTTTTCTTGAACGAAAACGTCTGCCCGCTGTCGTTTTCGTCTACGCAGTTGCATGACATATACACCGTACCTGGGCCGGAAAGCCGCCACGAATAATGCAGCACGCCGTTGGCGTCGTTGTAGTAGTAATCGGCTGATCTACTGTAGCGGGAGGCCGACGTTCCAACACCAGAAAAAGAGCTGGTGGCTCCGTTGTCTCTCAGTATTTCAAGCAGTGCTGTTGCCGCCACCGGCCACACCTGCGTTGACCCGAGGTATATCTTGCTCACGGCATTGCTGCCAAGCTTGTAGTCCGAAGGCGTTGCGGTCCCAAGGTAAACGGCCACGGCTCACCCCGAGATGATGTAAAGAGTCGTGGACGACTTGGTGCCGAGTGCTGCATACTGAGCCGCTGTCAAAGAAACCATGTTGGTGATCGCGGCAGCGCCGGTGATCCCGGTCGTTGTGCTTGGAACGACGCCAGACACGTCGGATGCTGTTAGCGTGACAGCCCCGGTCCTGCCAGCTACGCTTGTGACTGATGCCGACACTGTGCCGCCAAGCGTGAACGAAACTATAGAGCCGCTCGGGTTCTTGGTAAAAATCTTTCCGTCGGCGTAGTTGATTAGCAACTCCCCGACCGCTGCGTCGGTTGTTTGCGGCGTGCTTGAGGCCGTAAAAGATCGGCGAGGCAAAATTGGGTTTGGCATGGCGTATTTTTTCTAGGAAACCAAAAGAGTGACTGCGTTGCTTGCTAGGCTGTTAGCACCGTCCGCAGACACAGATACGCGATACTGATTCCCGTTGTCGCTGTTCGTTACGTTTGAAAGAGACAGTGTCGCCGATGTTGCGCCGCTGACGTTGCTCCACGCCTGCGCGCCTACCGCCGCGACGCCAGACGCGGTTACCCCATCAAAGCGTGAAGTCATAATAAACACGCCGTTACCGTAAACTGGCGGATTCCAGAACGCCGATCTATACACTGTTCGCTGCGTCCAGTTTATTCCGTCTGGGCTGGTAGCTATTGTGTTCACATTGTCATTTGTTGCCACCGCAATGAACAAGCCATTACCAAAAGATACTTGCGCCCACTTTAGCGCAGGCATTGATCGGAGCGTCCATGTAATGCCATCCGGACTCGTCACCGCTACTCCGACAACGCTGCTGCCAACCGTGTACCACCCCACCGCCGCAAAAACACCGTTTCCATATGCAATATCTCTGTCTGCTAAACCCCCGTGTGGAGACGGAACCGATCGCTCTGTCCAGCTTGTGCCGTTAGAGCTTGTGGCGATTTTTCCTTCGCCTAAAGCAACAAAAACACTGGCCCCGTATGCCACGGCATTTACGCCAAATGAGGTAAGTGCCGATATGGTTCCTGACTGCCATGAATCGCCGCCATCAGAGCTTGTCGCAGCATTACCTGTGCTAATATCTCCACAGACCGCAACATAAATACCATTTCCGTAAGCAACGTCATTCCAAGCCTTTTGGCCCGGAAGATTCTTCAGCGACCACGACACACCGTCGTCGCTGATGCCAATATACGATGACGAACCAGACAGAACCGCTACAAACTTAGACCCTAAATACCGTGGGCTCGCAAAAAACAGATCGCTGGCGTAAGACGCACCAGAGAAATTAGTTGTTGTCCACGTCGTCCCATCGGCGCTTGTGCTGATCGTGTCATTTGCTATGACAACAAACTTATTGGCTCCAAAAGCTGCAGCGGAATAGAACGGGTGAGTCGATGAAAGACTTTCCGCCCAGCTTATGTTACCTGGTTCAGACTTCTGCCATTGATAATGCGGCCTTCCGCCTGGGCTGACTGTTGCCACAGAAGAAAATGAAGCTGCTCCGCTGGCTGCAGTCTGTG